CTAGCAATCATGAAGGGCGAAGATATCGTTGGCGCTGTAGGTAAGCTTGAAGACCGTCAGGCTCGCCTAAACGCAAAATACAAGAAGCCAGTAAAAGCTCAGAAGAAGAGTCGAGATCGTATCAATACTCCAGAAGAGCTCTGGACTACGCAGGATTTGCTGGCAGAGTTCTATGACCTTGCCGAAAAGGCAGCCCCCAATATGACGGGCCAAGTAAATGGCAAGTACATCTCGACCTGGATTAACAAGCAAATTGGCGAAGGCACAGATCATTACGCTATACTGAAAGCAATCCGTATGTTCTTTAATGATCCTCGCAATCTCCACAACGTTGGTCAGGGCAAAGCTTTGTGGCAACGCTTCTTTGCTTACTACCCAACAATTCAAGCGCAGGTAAAGAACAAGACCGTTCTACACGAAGAAGACGATGACCTGATCTATCAGGAGAAGATGTTGAGACTACTTGGAGGTAAGTAATGTTTGATATCAGCAAGATTGCTCCAAGCATCAAGCAGCAGATCCTCAACTCAGGAATCCCACTCAAGCACATTGGCTTGGAGTTCTCAGATCTTGAGGATACTCCAGCATTGAGGATGGTACAGGTTTGGGTCAACCAAGTTCTAGACGGCCAAGTTGTAAAAAGCCTTGGAAGCCCCAACTGCGGGGTTGGGCTAGTGCTGGTGGGTAGTCCAGGTCACGGCAAGACTACTCTCGCCTCTACGGCCCTTCAGAGCCTGATTAGGGGTATCTCAGGGGAGGTCCTAGGAACACCTGGAAAGCTTCCAAAACGTGTAGGGGTCTTTATGGACTATCCAAAGCTCCTACGCCTTCAGAAGTCTCAATTTGACGAAATGGATGAAAATGTCCAACTCAAGTTAGACAGCATCTATGGGGACGCAGCCGGCGTTAATAACGTACCCTTCTTTGTACTGGATGACCTAGGCAAAGAATATAGGACGGCAAGCGGTTGGTCTGAGAATCAGTTTGATGCTTTGCTACGTTCTAGGTTTAACGCAGGGCTACCAACCATTGTTACAACCAACGTCCCGCTAAATCAGTGGGAGGGTGTCTATGGAAGTCCGATGGCAAGCTTTGCATCGGAAGCGTTTGTAGATGTTCCAGTAAAAGCACCAGGAGGGGATCGTAGAAAGAATGGATAAGACCATGAGCGACTGGCAAGCAACACAACTTTTCTTGTCTGATACTGGGGTCCACCTTGTAGACATTAACGTAGTTAGTACAAGACTGCGTTGCGATTGTCCTGGGTATTCTTCTCGTAATCAGTGCAAGCACGTAAAGTTTGTTCGCAACCGTATGTCGAACAATCAAGGCGTATACCCAGTAGAAGTTTCTAATAAGGCATCAACAGAAGAGGCTGCCGAGGCAAAAGAAACTCCCGAGAGCTTTAGAAAGTTTTTGCTTAAGTACGGAAAGGTAGAGGTTATCTAATCTTGAAAGGGGGCGACATTTCAAATGAAGTTCCTATGAGAGTCTTAGTAACTCTTGACTGCATCCTAGATCGTCGCCCAGCATTTAAAAAGGTTCTGGGCATCTCTATTCCTGAAGAAGAGGTTACCTATAATCGGTTAGCTCTTTCTACCTTCTGGAGATTCAGAGATTCGTACGATTACTCTTTAGAGTTGGTTGGCTTTGATTATTCTCAAGCCGAGATGGATGAAGTCCTAGAGGACTTAGATAACCTAGGTACTAATCCATTTAATTACGCTACAGCATATAACGTTGTGGCAGACCTTGTGGCCGAACTACCTTACAGGCCAGAAGTAAAGCATGTGATTGATATACCCGAACGTGGGTTACGTTATGGGCACTGGTATATGGACTTGGGGGCAAACAATGGCGGCAGATAATGAAGAGAGGCTGATCTCTAGGGTAGTAAGAACTCGAGAGATTATCCCCGCTTTGGAAGCAGGGTTAGAAGACAACTGGTTCTACAATGCTGAGAATCGTGCAGTCTGGAAGTTTATCAGGCAACATTGGACTAAGTATGAAGAGGTCCCTACAGCCGTTACTGTAAAGGATAACTTTCCTACTTACCGACTTCTTGCTGTAGAAGACTCTTTAGAGTATCTTGTAGATCAACTTGTTGAATATCGCAAGCGCCAAAAGACTATTGAGGTTGTGCAGAACGCTGCAGAGTCCATTGCTTCTGGAGATCACGAGAAGGCCATCGCAGAGATGGCTCAAGGTATCTCTACAATCTTTGACGAGGGCATCGCACAGACCTCTGATATAGATCTTACTGAGGCGCCTGAAAAGCGCTTTGATGAGTACATGTCTATCAAGACTCGTGATGGGGGTCTGCTTGGCTACCGCACCGGCTTCAAGACTATTGACGAAGCTACTGCCGGGTTACAGCCAGGTCAGCTAATTACTATCATTGCTCCTCCTAAGACAGGTAAGTCTGTGCTAGCTATGCAGATTGCTGTTAACGTGCACGAAGATGGTTACGTCCCTATGTTCCAGTCTTTTGAGATGACCAACATTGAGCAGCAACACCGTCACGATGCAATGCGAGCTAAGATTGCCCACTCTCGACTTGTTCGTGGAAACCTCAACCTTGACGAAGAACGCCGGTACAAAGATGCGCTTAAGAAGATGGACTCCATGCAGAAGTTCTATCTTACGGATTCTTCCTCTGCTATGACTGTCTCAGGACTTCAAGCAAAGATCGAAAAGATTCGTCCAGATATTGTTTTTGTAGACGGCGTGTACTTGATGGTTGATGAGGCAAGCGGAGAGTCAAATACTCCGGGAGCACTTACCAGCATTACTCGTAACCTAAAGCGTTTGGCGCAGAGGCAGAACATCCCTATCGTTATCTCAACCCAGGTTCTTCTTTGGAAGATGAAGCGGGGACAGGTAAGTGCAGACTCTATCGGTTACTCCTCATCATTCTTTCAAGACTCAGACGTTATCTTGGGACTTCAGAAACAGGACGAGGAAGATGATTCCTCACGTGAACTTCGCATCGTGGCTAGCCGTAACTCTGGCCCAGCTACTAGCGACTTACTTTGGGACTGGGAGGGCGGACGCTTTGAAGAGTATGGATCTTTTGGTCAGCCAATCTAGTCCTTTTAATGGCACCCAGTTGTGCCTAGATGAAGACCCAGACCTTTTCTTTCCTCGCTATTACTCTGATCTTGATCAGGTAGAAAAAGCAAAAGCGGTTTGTCAAGACTGTTGGATTAAGGATCAGTGTCTAGATTACGCAATGAAAACCCCTAGGCTACAAGGCATTTGGGGCGGGACAACACCTAGAGAAAGAAAGCGGTTACGATTATCAAAAATATAAGAGATATTCCTAAGCCAGACTATACAGAGGCTATGGATATAACAGGAGAGCCTACACACGTTTGTCCCTGCGGATCAATGCTGTGGAATGTCCAGTGTATGTTCCAAGACTATGAGATCTCAATGTACATGCTAGAGATGGAGTGCGTTCTCTGCGGTACTAGAGCAACTGCTCCAACGCCGGTAGATATGCCGGAAGATTATGTGAAGATGGAAGACAGGCCAACAGAAGAGGAATAACATGTATCGTGAGGGCGATGTAGAGAGTGCTTTACTCCGCATGGGTATTGAAACTTCCCAGCGGGGAGACGAGCTCTTGGGTCTATGTCCAATGCACTTAGAGCGCACTGGACGTCCGGACTCAAATCCGTCATGGTCAGTTAACGTAGAGACCGGTGTTCACCACTGTTTCTCCTGCGGATACAAGGGCAATCTGTTTACTCTTGTTGCCGAGATTAATGAGTTCCAAACAGAGTTTGGCAGATTAGACTTTGATGCTGCCCGTGATTGGCTCAGACAAAATATCGAGGTTAACTTTGACCTGCTAGTCAAGCAGCTTGAGGAATCTAAGAATTCGTATGTTCCTATTCCTAGAGTTATTGAGATGTCGGAAGCTAGGTTGGCAGTCTTTACATCCCCTCCTGAGTGGGCCTTAGCATCTCGAGGATTGTCTATGGAGGCCGTAGAGGCTTACGGAGTAGTCTGGGATAGCAAAGCAGAATCTTGGATCCTACCGATCCGTGAGCCATTTACTAACAAGCTTATGGGTTGGCAGGAAAAGGGGCAGACTAGCCGGCTATTTCGCAATCGCCCTACCGGTGTCAAGAAGTCCCAAACTTTGTTTGGTTTTGGAAACTATACCGGTGGACCTATGATCATAGTTGAGTCTCCTCTTGATTGCGTAAAGCTCTCATCATTGGGAATACCTGGAGGCGTAGCAACTTATGGTGCGTCTTTTAGTAAAGATCAGCTTGATCTAATGCGTACTGCAGATACTTTGATTGTTGCGTTTGATAATCCAAAGATTGATGCTGCCGGTCTTAAAGCATCCAAGGAGATGCTGGCAAAGATCCGTGAGAACGGGCTAGAGTGCAAGTTCTTTAACTACACCACTGACGCCAAAGATATTGGCGATATGGGGGTAGATGATGTTATACTGGGTGTACAGGGTGCTAAGCATTCTGTATTTGGAGAGGCGGCTTTTGCGTGAAGTTGTTAGATAAGCTTGAGTGTTATATATGGGGGCACTCTTATATTGAGGGTTCTGGAACCCAATGCCCATTTACAGGATATACATACAGCTACTGCACGTGCTGCATGAAGCGTAGAGCAACAAAGGGGGAAGAATGATTA